CCCCTCGTATGACAACTTATTTACAGAGGAAACCCTTGATATATATATATTTTTACTACTTTGTAAATATGTAAACCAATTTTTGACTTTTCGGCCGATTTTAGATTTAATTTCTGTAGAATAATATATATTGGAGGAATGAGATTGGTCCGTGTTTCGTGGTTCGACACTATTGAACATCCTACAGGTTGGTATGAAGCCAGTGATATTAAAGATCTCGAAGATGCACCCTTGGTTCATAGTTATGGTCTCATCCTCAAACAAAACGAAAAAACAATTACATTAATCGCAGATTTAATACCGTCAGATAATACTTTTGGTCGGGGGACCACGATCCCTAAAGGAATGATCAAAGAGATAAAAGACATCTCAATTATAGATTAACAACTCCACCCATCGCATAAGCGTTCGGTCTATTCATTAAGGCCATTTGTCTTGCAAACTCAGGACTATTACCTGTATTTCTGTGATAATTATAGATAGCTAATTGAGAATTATTTAAACCCTCTTTAAAAGATGCTTCACTTACTGATCCTGAACTTTGATTTGCACCTTGAAATTGATTTAATATAAAACTTAAAGGCGAGAACTGTTTGTACATTTCTACTGCTTGGCCAGGCAATCTAGCAATACCACTTAACATATCACCACCAGCCCTTGCCATGTCACCAATAAGCTGTGATAAAGTTGGAGCATTAGCAGTTAACATCGGACTTTGCATGGAAAGAATAGTATTACCTTGTGCATCTTTCATAGGAACATCAGCACCAGCCATATTTAAACGCAAGATACCATCAGCGCCCACGACTTCTTTACCACCACTGGCAAGTCCGGCTTGATATTTTTTAGCGTCTTCTAAAAATTTTTGATAATTCAAACCTCTAGGATATTTTTCCTGCATACTAATGGCATTTTCAATAAATTTATCTTTACCACCTGAGGCACCAAACATGACTTGTTGATCTTGTTGACTAAAATTTTGAAAAGAGTTTCCACCAGGAGTATATGTTCCACTGGCTGAATTAAATGAACCTAAAGCAGGTGATGTGGGTTTTTGTGATCCAGGAGTAAAACCAAACACACCTTTTTTAGCAGCGGAAGGTGATGCACCGAAGACTCCACGTTTAGCTGCTGAAGGTGAACGAGCAAAGGCGCCTCTTTTAGCACCGCTCGTCATCGATCTAAAATTTCTGCCTGCTTGTCCTGGTAATGCCATTTACTTACCTTTTCTTTTTGACATCATTTGTTTTGCTCTTACGATGTCATCCACGTTTACTCTGCCTGTAGGCTTCCTTTTTTTTGCCTCTCTCATTGCCTGAACTGTCATTGCTGCACCAGTCATACCAGCACCTTTTGGTAATGATTTTAACATTGAAGATAGTCCTCTTCTTGCTTGTGATTTGGGTTTTTGACCTAATCTTTGTTCTAACATAGTTCGCATTCTTTTTGCTTTAGGTCCTAAAGTTTTTCCTTGTCTTTTCATGACATTAGATATCTTTTGTTTCATAATTTTTTTAATTTTACCTTTACGAGTCGTTTTACCTCGTGCGGCTGTTGGTTTTGTTGCCATCGTTTGCTCCTTGGTCCGTGGTTAATAGTCCTTGTACCACTAGGAGCATAACAAAAATAAATGTCAAGAGCAAAGATTTATTGACTTCTAAAAACGGACTTTGATAAGGTGGTCGGTACGCACTAACGCATATGAAGGAGGTTCAACATGCAAGAATTAGAAAAGAAATTAGAGGAAGCGTACATAGTCATTGCTCTTTTACAGGCACAATTAGCAGAAAAGAAATAGACTATGCGGCGGTCGGTGAGCCTTGGTTCAAGGCTCCAGAACCCCTAGTCACGATTTCATGCCATTGGTCATGCGTAAATTCTTCACTCGTACCATCTCGGTAACTCACCCTATACATTAACTGCTCTTGCATTTCAGGCGGACTCGACACTTTCGTAAAGATTTCTACATTAGTTACAATATCTTTTATCATCTTGGGAAAGATAACACATTTCCTTGCTTGAGTTTACTTAATTTTTGTATGATAAGTCGACGGGTAGCCTCTTGTAAGCTCTTAGAATCACCTACTAATTCGTGATCCCATAGATCAGCACAGGCTCGTAACGCTTCTACTTTCTCTGTTTTGTTCTTAAAATAGTCTTTATCATGGTCAATTAAGTCTAATACCATACGCCTAGAGATTAGAGCCTCCAGGTCTTCTGTCATCATGGATATGTTCATGTGTTGATTCTATTGATTCATTGGGGTTTGTAAAATAACTTTTACCCATTAATTTTTCTACTTTTCTTCTTTCTCGACGTCTTCGATCTCTTAGATAAGCATAACGAACAGACATGCCTCTGCCATCCATATGCTCGTGTACAGGTCTATATTTCATGATTTCTCCTTTATGGTCCTGCCGTCTGAGATGTGGAAGGCGGAAAGGAACACCAACCAACACTCACAGCTTTTCACTTAATCCCGGCGAACTAAGCTATCCATCTGCCTTAACCGAACTAGACGGCGTAGTCGGAACTTGTTACGTGACTCTTCTACCATGAATATGCATCGCATGATTAGGTGTAGGATCTGCATTTTCTTTTTGATCCTCTAGCCACTTATCATATTCTTGATCTTCCAATGCTTCAATACCTGCTATGTAACCTTCTAAATAAGCTACAGTCGTAGGTAATGAAAAATTTGTACGATCATGTTTCATATAACTAATCGCATTATATAAATGTTTTCTAAACTCTAATGATTTACTTTCGTATTTTGCCATTCTTTTTTTCCTCTTGTCTAAATTTGTATTCATCATCAATTAATTTTTGTATAAATCCACCCATGGTGCAGTAATCTGCCTCTGCCATCGGTCGTGCTTTATTATACACAGCAACTTTGATAGCCACGGATTTGTATTTGCTAGCATCCATTAAATAACTCCATATTGTGTTAGTAAAAAAATAATAATTAGACCTATGGCCATAAACCATTTAAACTTCATAATGATTGTGGTGACAATCACTGCGGTAATTAATATGTACATCATAGTCCTAATTTCTTAGTATAATATAAGAATTAATGGTATGAATGTCAATAGGAGTAAATTATGTTGAAATTCTTTTTAATTGGGTGGATTTGTGTAGGGTTCGGATATGATCAGAAATGTGTCAGGGTAGGCTCAGAGGTGATATTTGAAAGCTACGAGGAGTGTGCTCAATACTATGACGTTGTATCAAAAGTTCTTTATGATCGTGATGTATCTGTGTCTATGAAATTTCACTGTGTTTCTTCAGGTTTAGTTGAAGATTTTTTATAGACCTCTCCTCACGTAATTAGGCAAGGTGCCTTCTTCTAAATACCAATAATAAGCAGCTTTCCAGTCTTTTTTGTATTCTGTTTTTAAGAAGTCAATTAGATCTTCTTCTTTTTTTTGATCACTTTTAAAAAAATTTAAAAAGTGTTCTTTAGCTCTATTTGTCAAATTATACATAATTATTACTCCTGAAAGGTTTATACAGAGGAAAAATAAATTTAGTTTTGTTTTATTAGCAAATCAGCTATACTTCAAAATCTGCTTCAAACTCAACATCTTTTTCTACAATAGGGAGGTATAAAGTTTTTCCATTTACTCTTTTGACATAAGATTGTTTGCATAACAAACAGTGAAACTCATCTTTTTTTACACGAAACATAGGAACAATGACGTGTTCATAAGAACAATTTGGACAAAGTGTTGCTTCTACTTTATCATCTAGTTTTTTATCTACTTCGCCTCGCCCCATGAAGGACCTACCTCCGCATCTAATTTAACTGGTACTTGTAATTCTACTGCGTTTTGCATTATCTCTAAAATTTTATTCTTTTGTTCGTCACTGTCAAAAGAACAATCGAGTTCATCATGTACCTGAATATGCGGTGTAAAACCCTCCGAGTGTAAATCAACCATTGCTTTCTTTGTCATGTCAGCGGCTGATCCTTGAATAATTTTGTTAAGTGCTTTGTATGTAAAAGCTCGTCTTATTTGTTTACCATGTTCTCGTTCTGCTTCGTCCCTGGGCAGTGGTTTGTGGACTCCGTATCGTGATGGTTCCCACAAGTCAAATCGACACTTTCGACCTAACAACGTTCTTACATGACCGACGTCAGCAGCTTTCTTCATGGTTCGCTCAATCATTTCTTTTACAAAAGGCACACGACTATGATATTTCTCAAAAAGGTCCTCAGCTTGTCCTGGTGTCAGTCCTAACTCACTAGATAGTTTCCCCTTACCCATGCCGTAAAACAGCCCTAGATTGATCGTTTTAGCCTTTTTACGGTCTATTTTAGCCATATCAGACACCATGGTATGGAAGTCTGTGTTAGGATCTTCATGGTATGCGTTGACAAATTCATCAGCTCCTTTCAACCCGCCAGCAGTTAAACTAGCTAGGTGAACCACAAGTCGTGGCTCCTGCTGTGAATAGTCAAACGCACCCCATTGCATTCCTTCCTCAGGTTTAAAGATCGAGCGTATCATCGGTCCCAAAACCTTTGAAGACGGAACTTGTTGTAGATTCGGTGTATTGTAGCTTAATCGTCCTGTGACTGTGCCACCACCATCTCCACGTAACTGGTTTATCTCTGCATGTATTCTGCCGTTATGTTCATGCTTTAAAATTGTATCGATAAATGTTGTCCGAGCTTTGTTATATTCACGTGCTTCGGCAACAGCTTGAACCAACGGATGCTCGTGAGTGCGGAGGAAATGTTTATCGAATTTAGGAGCACCCGTCAGTTCGGTTCGTGCATAGGGGATAGATAATGCATCGAACATTTTTGATATAGACTTAGCTTCCCAAACGTTGATAGCAACTCCCGTTGCCTCTTTTATTTTTTTAAGATTACTATTTTCTTGTTTTAGTAAAGCTTTCTTTGTTTGTTCTGCTTGGTCTACGTCAACTCTAACACCATTCCATTTCATGTCGATTAAGACAGGCAATACCTGGTGTTCTAACTCATTAACGTGAGTTAAATCTTGTGCAATTATTTCTCTTTGTAAGACATCATAAAGTTTAAGAGCAAGCTCTGCGTCTTGTTCTGCATAAGGCCCGACATACATAGGAGGTAGTCTCCACATGTCATTCTTTGCATCTACACCCCACTCTTTAGCTGCTTCATATAAAAGTGTTTCTGATTTTTTTTCACCCAAATAATCTTGTGCTACAATATTAAGTGAGTATCTCATTCTATTCTCATCAAGAATTGGTGCCATTAGCATTGTATCCCAAATCTTAGAAGTAATTCTCATACCCATGCGTTTCATCCAACCCACGTCATACATAGCGTTGTGACAAATAATTTCAGGGCATCTGTCTAATAAATCTTGAAACTGTCTCATGAAAACTTTTTTGTCATAGTTACCTGGAGCGTCATGATCAATTGGAAAGTAACCTTTAAATCCTTCCCATGCTAAAGCGACACCAACAACTTTACCATTACCTGTAGCCCACCCTGGTCCGTGGTCCTTGATTCCTGGATCGTAAGTCTCTAAGTCAATAGCAACAGGACTTTGTCCTTTGTAATCAATACACTCAGGACAGACCCATTCACTCGGAGGAGCGAACAGAGGATTTTGAATCGTCATCTTTCTCCCTTTTCTTTGGTAAATATACTTCAGTCATTGATTCGCAATACGGACAATCTAGAAAAGTCACTATGTGATATATTTCTGATTCTTCACTAATATCCTCATCTTGCATCCATCTTAATTCTGTACCACAATGCCAACAGTTCATTTTTTTAATACGTCTTTCCATGCTTCTAAATTTACGTTAGCTACGTCTTCAACTAAAAAAGGTATCCAACGTTTATCTATTTCAATAGGTTGTGGCCAAGTCTTTTTGATGGCTTTCATTTCTTCTTCTATTAAAGACAATTTTAATTTTCCGTCAATATATACAAGTCTCAACGTAACACCTCCAAGTATTCTCGATCTGATTCTGAACGCACTAACCAAAGCTCTTTTTTAGCTCTTGTTGCTCCTACATAAAATACTCGGTGTTCATCATCAGGGTTATTAATTAATGCTTCTTCGGACTTACGAGATAAGTCTAACAACAACACAACGTTATCAGCTTCACCACCTTTAGCGCCATGTATTGTTGAAATTTCTATTTGTGGTTTTTGCCATATATTAATACCACGTTTCATTAACTGTCGTATGTACATTACTTTACCGTAAGGAATTTTATCTAATGCTTGAAACCATGTAGCATTCTTATCTACAATTAATCCTTGATTAAACATTAGTTTTTCATAATCAAATTTTTCTTTTTCATCTAAGTTTTTTAAATTTTTATAATTACGTTGCACACCAATACCAGAGCTCATGTATTCATACATGGCTTTGACACCTTCCAAACCTACACTTTCACCCTCTGATATCTTATTCCAAGATGCAATAGCGTGTTTAAGTTTGTCCG